TCCGTATTTCATTAGCTTGATATAGAACTCTTGCACAATATCCTCAGCGTAAAAATGCTCGCCTAAGTCGTGAATGATTCGAATGAACTCATCTTGCCTTGCTTGAACTTTTACAATCCACTCCATTGGTTAGTATCTAATCAAAAGTAGTGATTATTTTTTAAACGCTAAAAAGCCGAACATTTCTGCTCGGCTAATTACTAACATTTAAAAATCCGTATTAGAACGGAACATCGTCAGAATCGTTGCTTTCGTGGGATACCTCTTCAGGTTGCTCTCGGTTAAATCTCCAAGCCTCCAAAGTGTTAAAATATTTTACTTCGCCTTTTGGGGAAGTCCATTCTCTGCCTCGTATGTTTATATCAACGTCCATTGCATCGCCAACCTCGTACTCATCCAGCAGGCCGCATTTATCCTGTGTTAGCTGCAAAGAAACTAATTGAGGATACTTATCCTCCGTTTCAATTACAAAGTCTCTCTTTGCAAATTTTTGACTGATTTGTTGGGTTTCCCCTTTTAGGTGTAATCTTCCTTTTACGTTCATTTGTTTTTAATTTAATTGTTTGAATATCAAACAGGTTTGTACTTATATGACCTCGTGTTAAGTTTTTGCAATTCCTTTTTTTCTTTTTCATTAAGGCTAAATAAGTAGTTTAAATCTTTTAGATCCCAACATACTATTGTTTTGTTCAAATGCCAAGGACTCGGTAAATCGTTTAGAAGCTGCCTATACACTTTGCCCTCCATTTCATCAACAAAATACAAATAAAAAGGTATTTCAATAGTATTTATTAGTCTTTTATAATCTTCATAGTGCCTTAATTCAATTCCAGTTGCTTCATAATAGTTTAACCTTGCTTTTGTTTTTACGTCAAGAGCAATAACCTCATTTTTATTTAATGTACAAAGCATGTCAAAGTAATGAGCGCCTTTAGTTTTCGGCTGGTAAACAATGTATCCTTTGTTTTCTAAATATTTGCGCACAATAATTTCGCCAATTTCTCCTTTTTTTACTTCCTTTTTTTCTTCCCAATTCACTTTAAAACTTATTTATGTCGTTGCCGAAAACCTCCCATCCTTGTCTTTTTTCTCTACTAAAATATTCAAGCCTTCTGCCTAAAGTTATTTCTTCTATCATTGTAAAAAATGAATCTGGCTTTCTGCTATGTTCTCGCCTTGGTTCGTTTAAAATATCTCTATACTTTGTATTTTCCCAATATGGCTTTCCTTTAATACCAACTAAACAAAATTCACATTGCATCCTAAACCAAGCACCCATACCCATTTTTTCTTTATTCCAAACCAATGTGCCTTTATAATCTAAATTCCATTCTTTTAAAATATCTAAAGCATCTGGCAAAAACTTATGCGTTGTCCATAAAAAAACAATACTATCATTCATTAAAGGTAATTCAATTTCCTTTATTTCTTGCGTTGACATTTCAGGGTATGGGTTAGCAACTCTGCGTCCTACAGAATCAAAAGAAGTTTTATTCTTGTTTTCTCCCTCATAGTTCCACGGTGGATCAACGCTTATAACATCAAACAATCCTTTAAGTTCTGGTAGTTCTCCAGCTTCTATTTCTTCAATTTGTTTATTTATTAATTCTATTCTTTCCTCTTTCTTTTCTTCTTTCTTTATTTCTTTGTAAGCAGCGTTTATACTTACTTCGCCTGTTGCAAGTTTTGCTTTTACTTCTTCTGGTGCTTTAGCTTGTATAGTTTTTACCATTCCTAAAGTCCTTTCTCCAACTTGTGCAACTTTAGAAAGTTCTTTTCGTGTGTCAGGTTTAGGCAATGTTGCCAACACCTCACCTGTATTTCTAAAATGTGAAACTTTTTCAGCTTTACTTTTTTGTGCCTTTTCTTTAAACACTTCTTCCAGTTCTAAAGCTAAAACACTTCTTTGGTAGTTGCTTAAATTACGTCTGCCAAATTGGTTTAATATCATCCATTCCTTAACGCTTTCTTCACTTGCAAAATACTTGCTTGTTGTTTTATATTCTAAGTCAAAACGCTGCGCTATACTAAACCTGTTGTGACCGTCAATAATAAAGCCGTTCCAAGTTATTATAGGTTCTCTTATTCCTTCTTCTAATATGTTTGCCTCAAGCTGGTTGTATTCATCATTGCTTAAAGGAGGTATTAAATTTTTAAATTCCGCTTTTATTTCCATCAGCTTATTACTTTGAATTGTTCGTGAATTAATGTCTCGTAATACTCTCGGCATTCCTTAACTCGGTTATAAATCTTTTCGATTGCTTCAGGGTCGTATGCAATCTCATAGCATTTTATCCGATGCTCCTTTGGAACCCTGTCAAAGTTGTGCTGCATTTCTACAGCATTCCTTACAATTGGGTTATCCTCTATCTCTTTGAGCTTGTAATGGACTCTCCTTACCTCATCCTCAACGATATCACTTGGGGTATCTACTAAGCAATATACAAGGTAGGCTTTTCGTCTTCCTGTAAGCTCCATGTAACCTTGTAGCTGATAATAATAGTCCTTGTTCGGTATGTCTTTCTTGAACCACGGAAAGGTAGTCGCATCGTAGCTACTCTTTACATCGAGTACAAAATCCTCATTTAGTACGTCAGGCGTTCCTGTCAAGTATTCATTCTCGAAATCTTGTTCGTTTTTTGACATTGCGCCCATCTTTAGAACCTCCTCGGCAAGCTTTATGCTGTCATTTTCAACCGCTATTCCCTTGTCTATGGCTTTGCTCCATACGTCTTTGCTATATCCGTACATGTTTTCAATAGCATAGTCCTCTAAATAGCCTTGACATGTCTTGCTCAATTGCCCTTTTGTACGGCTGTTAGCCATTATCTTACCAATTGCGGAGCATCTTATCTTAAAATCTTTCATAGTTGCTCTATTTGTTTAGGAGTTAATGCATAATTTTCTTTTAGTTTCTCTGCTGTGTACTCTCCGTTGGCAATCATTTCTAAGGCAGCCTTGAAGTTAGCAGAGTTTAGCTTCTTTTTCTCTTTCGTCTTTCCGTGAGTATTCGTAGAGTCAGCGTCTTTTGTATCGTCAATTAAGAATAATCCGTTGAGTGCGTACT